GCAGCCTCAACCTGCTGACGCTTGAGTGGCAGAATCGTGGCTTGAACCTGTTTACCGTGGCTTCGGGCACGATCACCATCGTCGAGGGGCAGGCCACCTATGACGCACCGTCTGACACGATCGACATTATCGAGCACCAGCTGCGGACCGGAACGGGCACAAGCCAGACCGACACCGCGCTGGAGCGCATCAGTGTCTCCACCTATGCCGCGCAGACCAACAAGGCGCTGACCGGGCGGCCTACGCAAATCTATATCGACCGGGGCCTTACAACCAAGGTCACGCTCTGGCCGGTTCCTGACGGCACGCAGGCTTACGAGCTGTTCTTCTACCGCTTGCGCGGCATTGACGGGCTCGCGTCTGGCGCCAGCGGTAGCGCTGCGATACCGAGCCGGTTCATCCCTGCGCTGGTGGCAGGTCTTGCGTTTGAGATTGCGTCAAAGAAGCCAGAGGCGGCCAGCCGGGCACTTGTGCTCAAGCAGCTTTACGAAGAGCAGTTCCAACGTGCCGCTGACGAGGACCGAGACAAGTCCTCAACATTCTTTGCACCGTTCTATCCGGGGGGTTTCTAATGCCTCAGTTCGCACGTGGTAGTAAAGCACTCGGTATTTGCGACCGCACAGGGTTTGTCTACAAGCTCAAGGATCTGGTCTACGAGACCAAGAACGGTACGCGCACGGGCTTTCGCGTGGGCAAGGACGTCGCCGATGGTGACCACCCTCAGAACTTTTTAGGCCGCCTGCGCATTAACGACCCTCAGTCGTTGCGCGAGCCTCGCCCGGACGTAAACCGTCTGGAGTCGGTTGGCCTGTTCGGCTGGCGCCCAGTGGGGCACCCAGAAGTCAAACTCACCGGTGCCGTTGGCACCGTCACCGTCGTCATAGGAGACTGATATGGCCGAAAAGAAAAAAGCCAAGCGTGCTAACCCCGTGGATCGGTCCTATCGACCGGTGGCGCGACCCAACCGCACCATTGATCTGACACCCAACGCCGAAGAAGGTGATCAGGTGTTTATCGGCAAGAAGAAGCCGAAGAAAATGGCGGCCGGCGGCATGGCCCGCGGCATGGGCGCTGCCACACGCGGTGGCAAGTTCACAAAGAACGGATAAGCCATGAACTATGCGGAGCTGAAGCAGGCTGTCATTGATTACACGGAGAATGACGAAAGCAGTTTCGTCACCAATATCCCGTTTTTCATCCGGCAAGCCGAAGAGCGCATCTTAAAACAGGTGCAGCTGAGCCTGTTCCGCAAAAACGCCACAGCGTTTACGGACGACGGAAACCCTTATTTGGCGGTCCCGCCAGACTTTTTGGCGCCGTACTCGCTGAGTTTCCGCACAGGTGTAAACGGCGCGAAGGAGTTCTTGGACTTCAAAGACACTTCGCTCTTGCAAGAATACACGCCCGCACAGTCGACGACCGGTGAGCCCCGGTACTATGGTCAGTTTGACGTGGAGTATTTTTTGCTCGCTCCCACGCCCGATGCGATCTACACAATGGAGCTGCATTACCTGTACCGGCCGCAGAGCATCACGGAGCTTGCCGACTCGGGCACGACGTGGTTGAGCACAAATGCGCCCATGGCCATGCTGTACGGATCTCTGATCGAGGCTTACATCTACATGAAGGGTGAGGCCGACGTGCTTGATATGTATGAAAAGCGCCTGCAGGAGTCCGTTGCGGGCATCAAGATACTGGGCGAGGCCAAGGAAAATACTGACCAGTATCGCACAGGTCAGTTGCGCAGGGGGAAACAATGAACTCAGGTTTCATGAACATTGGCGCCGTGGGGGTTCGAACAACCAGCGGCCGCGGATTTAGCACTGAGGAGCTTGCGCAGCAGGCGGCCCAGAAGATTGTCAGCGTTTCGGAAACCGCGCACCCCGCACTGCGGGAGCAAGCCGTGGCGTTCCAAAAGCAGATTGCTGTTGTCGTAGAGCAGTATATGAAACAAACGGTTCGCAGTGACCGCACAACAGTGTATAATGCGCTGACGGACGCAGGCCATCCTGAACTGGCCGAACTCATAAGGGGACTGTGAGGTGGACTATGTTGCTGTCTATGACGAACTGATCGAGCGCGCTCGCGACCGCTCTCGCCAAGGCTACATGGAGCACTCTAAGAAAAAAATGTCGGCTTCTGCGAAGGCTCGTGGTAGTGTGTCTCCAGACACGGAGTTTAAGCCCGGCCACAGGACGTGGAACAAAGGTCTTCCGACCGAGGAGTCCCACAGGTACGGGAAAAAACACTCCCCTGAAACTATTGCCCGCATGCGGGCGGTACAACAGGAAAATTGCGAGGCGCAGTCTGAGCGCATGAAACTGTGGTGGCAAGAAAGAAAAGCCGCCGCCCTAACTGATGGAGGCTCCCCGTGAGTTTTTCTGGAAATTTCCTTTGCACATCCTTCAAGCAGGAAATCCTGCAAGCTGTGCACAACTTCACGACATCGACCGGCGACACCTTTAAGCTGGCGCTGTACACGAACAGTGCTTCGTTTACGGCTGCGACCACGGCCTACACGGCCACGAACGAGGTTGCGAACTCCGGCTCTTACGCTGCGGGCGGCGGTGCGTTGACCAACGTCACGCCCACGACGAGCGGCACCACGGCGTTCACGGATTTCGATGACCTGACCTTCACCTCGGCCACGATCACGGCGCGCGGCGCGTTGATTTACAACGACACCGCTGCTGGCGATCCAACCGTCGCTGTGCTGGACTTTGGTGCCGACAAGACGTCGACCGCCGGTGACTTCCAGATTGTCATGCCTACCGCTGATGCTTCGACGGCGATCATTCGCATAGCTTGAAGCACGCGGGGTGATCGGAATCCCTGATCCTGCTTAAAGGTTAACTAAACAATGGTCACTCTCGTAAATAGAGCAAAAGTATCCACTGCTACAACTGGCACTGGCACAATCACGCTTGGCTCTGCTGAGAGTGGCTACCAGACCTTTGCTGATGCTGGCGTGGTTGACGCTGATGTGGTTCGCTACGTCATTGAAGATGGCACAGCTTGGGAGATTGGTTCGGGCACCTACACGGCCTCTGGGACTACGTTGTCACGCACGGTGCTTGAGAGTTCCAACGCTGACGCAGCTATCAACCTGTCAGGTACTGCTGTGGTGTATGTGTCGGTAGCGGCTGAAGACCTTGCAGCTATCCAGACGCAGTTGGGTACCAAAGCTCCGCTGGCAAGCCCCACGTTCACTGGCACGGTCAACGCCACGACTGTAGACACCACCAACCTTGAGGTCACGAACATCAAGGCCAAGGACGGCACGGCGTCTGCCACGATTGCCAACAGCACTGGCGTGCTGACGGTGGCCTCGTCTGTTTTGACCACAACCGACATCAACGGCGGCACGATCGACGGCGCGACCATCGGCGGAGCGAGTGCTGCGGCTGGCACGTTCACGAACCTCGAGGCCAACGGCACGATCAAGCTGGACGGGAATTATCCTGTTGGCACGTTGAACGTGGCATTAGGTGCTTTTTCTCTTATTGGAAACACCACGGGCTGCAACAACACAGCCTCGGGGTCCAGCGCCCTCTGCAGCAACACCACGGGCTGCAACAACACAGCCTCGGGGTCCAGCGCCCTCTTCAGCAACACCACGGGCTGCAACAACACCGCCTCCGGCCTCAACGCCCTCTGCAGCAACACCACGGGCACCCTCAACACAGCCTCGGGGTCCAGCGCCCTTCGCTGCAACACCACGGGCAGCCTCAACACCGCCTCCGGCTTCAGCGCCCTCTTCAGCAACACCACGGGCTGCAACAACACCGCCTCCGGCTTCAGCGCCCTCTTCAGCAACACCACGGGCTGCAACAACACAGCCTCCGGCCTCAACGCCCTTCGCAGCAACACCACGGGCGGCAACAACATCGGCATCGGCGTTAACGCAGGCCGCACTGGTGCTACCCCCGCGGGCATCTGCAACATCACCACCGAGAGCGACTACATCGTCATGGGCAACGACGCCCATACCTGCGCTCTCATCAAGGTGGCGTGGACCGCGACATCTGACTGCCGGGACAAGACCTGCTTCAAGCCGCTCGATCACGGGCTGGACTTTGTGCGCGCCCTCAAGCCCACCGAGTATCAGTTCAAGAAGGGTGGCCGCGACAGTGTGGAAACCGACGGCAAGCGCCGCTACGGCTTCTTGGCCCAAGACATCCTGCCGCTCGAAGGGGACGCCCCCGTCATCATTAGTGCCGACAACCCCGAAAAGCTGCAATATACTGAGTCTCACTTGATCCCAATTCTGGTCAAGGCCGTGCAGGAGTTGACCGCCGAGGTCGACCGTCTGCGCGCAGAGATGGAGGAACTCAAAAATGCTTAATACCTACGTCATCGAGGGCGGTATCGGAAAGTGTACCACCTTCACAGCCCTGATCCCGAAGCTGGCCGAAAAGGCTGGCCGAGGCATTCAGGTCTACACCCCGTATATCGACGTGTTCGCGTTCAACCCTGATGTGGAGATGGCCTATGAGCAGTCTCTGCCGCTGAACGATCCGCGCATCATGAAAAGCGACAACGTCCTGTACTGCGAGCCGTACAAGAGCAACTTCGCTCTGGGCAAGCAGCACCTGATCGAATCGTATTGCGAGCTGTTCGGTGTCGATTACGATCCCACAATGGTGCCGAAGATCTACACCACGCACCTCAAGGAGCGTGCAGCCGAGTGGCTGGAAAAGAACGGCGTCACGGGCAAGTACCTGATGGTGCAGTTCTCCGGCGGTCAAACCCCCGTGGGCTGGTCTGCGACCAACAACTACTTCAGCCACAACCCCGGTCGCAACTACCCCGCCTACATGGCGCAGGAAGTGGTCAACCGGCTGCGCTCGGAATACCCGAACGTCACGATCATCGACTGCACCCTGCCGAACGAGCCGGGCTATGCTGGCACACTCAAATGCGCTGAGCATTGGGCCGTGGTCCACGAACTGTTGAAAGAGGCTGAAGGCTTTATCGGCATCGACAGCAGCTTGCAGCACTTCTCCGCATCGGCTGGGAAGCGCGGTGTGGTGATCTGGGGCAGCACCCGCTGGACCCAGTTTGGCTACGGCCATAACGCGAACTTGCACTTCCACATGAAGGGCAAGTGGGACGAAACAAAGTTTGATCCCAACGATCCTCGCAATGCGCTGATCGACCCTGATGCGGTCGTGACGGCGTATAAAAATCTCATCACGAAGGGCAAAGACAAATCTGCCAATGTCCATTGTCTTACTGCTTGAAAGGGCGCGACATGACTGAAGAAAACTGGGAAGGCACTTATAACGCCGCAATGGACAGCGTGAACCTGCTGAACAACGGCCAGCCAGAGGGCGACAGCGCCGAAGACTGGGCCGGCACCGTGCAGCGCAACGTCGACCACCTGTCGATCATCGTGGCAAAAGACTGGCCCACAGGCTTTGACCTGAAGCCGTTCAACGACGCCATCGCTGCCAATGCTTAAAGTCCCTGCGTCCGTCGGTGAGGTTTTAGATAAAATCTCGATTTTGCAGATCAAGTCTGAGCGCCTCACCGACGGACGCAAACTGGCCAATGTCCACAAGGAGCTGGCCGAGCTACTTATTGCGGCAGAGCATCATCGCTTATCTGACATGGAGGCGAGTCTCAAGACCGTGAACGAGGCGCTGTGGGACATTGAGGACCGCATCCGCGTAAAAGAAAAGCTGGGGGAGTTTGACGATGAGTTCGTCCAGCTTGCCCGTGCAGTCTACATCACCAACGACCGGCGCGCCGAGATCAAGCGACAGATCAACGACGCCAGCGGATCGGCTTTGACGGA